ATCGTGCGTGGAATTGACAACACAATACTCTCGAATCACTTACCACTCCTTTTTATCGCCATGCTGTTCATTGCAATCGTAGCCAGCATGGTAAGCTTCAGATTCTGAATCAGTAAGAGTTTCAATGCGTGGACCACTGTTGCCACCAACCCCACCTTTATGCGGGTCACGTTGACGTCCATAATAACTGTCAGCGGATCCACGATCAAATGCGTTGCCGTGTTTTTGATTATACGTCTTGCCGTTAAACTCAATTTTGGTAACTTGATCAAACATAACGTTCTCCTTTAAATTAAGATTCAATTGCTTTTCTAAACACAATCTCTTGCCTAGCAAAGGCATCTTGTTCCCAAGGTTGGTCCAGATATTTTGTGCGTTTTGTATAACGCTTACCAGCCCAATGGTGAGTTCCATTTATAGTTTTAAGAATACCTTTGGCCATTTGCCGTACATGAACCATTTCGTGAGCTAATGTCAATCCAACGTCCTTGATACTCATTTTTGATTGTATAACCACCACGTAACTGTCTAATAGATCAACCGGCACTGTCATTCCCATGCCTTCGCAGTCGCTTTCTAACCGAACCAGTACTGCCTTGCGACTATTTGACAACCCCAATTGTTCAATAATTGAAGGCAGTATGGCCTCAACAAACTTTCGCTTCTTGGAACTGCTGGCTTCTACTTTGAATTCCATAGCAGTTCCTTAGATATAAAAAGGTGTGTCAAAACCGCAAGCATCGTAAACACATTCACGAACTGCGGTGTCAGTGGCTTCGCCAAAGTCTTCGGGGAAACGTTCAGCCAAACTGCCGAGCTCATTATAAACTTTGGGCCAATCCAATTTGAGAATCCGAGCAGTTCGCACAATGGCGTCTACTGCATCGTTACCAGCTTCAGAGAACATAGCATAATCACGCATGGTATTTCCTTATTAAAGAGTGTTAAGAGTGGGTTGCAATTCTGCAATCAATTCACGCTCACGGGCATGAGCCGCTGTCTTGCCGCGAACCACTTCCAGCAAGTAGGGAGTAAAGCCTTCACGGCCATATGTACGAAGTGCTTCGCACAAGTTCCAGTTCTTGCTTTCTGTGTTGGCACGGCTAAGGTGACGATTAAAACGTCCACGAACAGAACCCAATGCAGTGCCATCAACTACAGTGATACCAATGTAGCTTTCGCCAGTTACTTCGCAAAACAGTTCGTAGATTGCATGGTTACGATCTGTACGGCGCTTGCGTTGTGTTGGAGTGTTTTTGCTGTTCATGTGTTTATTATACTGCGATCTGGACCAGAAGTCAACCGTTTTTAGCGTTTTTGAGCCAGATTTTTGGGCTATTTTTGTGTACTTTTGTTGTATTTTAGCAACACTTGTTATTGTGGGTTTTTTGCCACAAAAACTCAATTTTAAACCCCGCTTTTAACTAAATAAACTTGGCAGATGACTTTGCCCAAAACACAAAGGAGCCTATAATGGCCTCAAAATTATTAGTTATTAAACAAACTCGTCCATCATTAGATGTTCCATTTTTCACCCCAACAGTTGAAACCAAAGCCGCAATGCGAGCTGAACCTTTACCAATTGTTGCTGGCGAACGTAATATCGACGGTGGTTTAAAGAAAATCCGTACATTATTATTTACAACTGCAAAATCTTTTACAGATTGGCAAGAGTCTGAATCAATGCAAGGAAACATTACTGCACGTAATGAATATAATGCCGCAAACGGTATCACTACAGAAATTCACACTGTTGATATGCCTGGTTACAATCCATTCCGCGCACCTGTTTAATTTATAGGACCTAATAGGAAACCCGGCTTGACCGGGTTTCCTTTTGGCTACATGATTTGGATCAAGTCGAATATATACAATATGTCTTGCCAGTTACTGATTATCAAACAAGTTCGTCCAAATGTCAATGTTCAATTTTATGCGGCGCCAGAATCTGTTAAAGCCGCATTAAGAACATATGGTCCACCAGCGGTTGTTGGTGAAAGAAACTTTGCCAATGGTTTGATTAGAGTTAGAACATTGTTATTCCCCACAGTAGAAGATTATCAAAATTGGCTTTCAAATCCGGTTACTTCAATGAACGTCAAAGACAGAATGACATACAATGAGAAAAATGGCATTTGCGAAACGCATAATGCCATTGGTTTAGAAGATTACGATATTTTAAATATTGAAAGTTAATCGTTTAAGCAAACGATCAGCTTCACCGGGTTGTAGTTTAACCTGGGTTCTTTTATGTACTGAATTCCAGTTATCATAAATGATCATATCCCCATCATCCCAAGTATGCGAATACACTGTGTTCGTTTTGCTTTCGCATAACTGATAAACAGACTCAATAAATGCACCTGTATCTGCAACAGGTGTTTCGCCTTTTTCAACATGGTGTATCCAAGCCACTTGATTTTTTCCTGGCGTAAGATAGCAATTGACACGTGGGCTAAACTTACCGCTTTTGGGATTGGCTTTTAAAAACGGATAGCGTATCAAATTTGTACCAGGCCGGTACATGTCTTGTTGCACAACAAAATAGTCCTTGTACTGTTCACGTTCTTCTCTAGTGAACTGTGCCCAGGCCGCTTCCAAGTTTAACCAACTTGTTTCGCCACTGCGATCAACTGCACCACGAACCATGTACAAGGAACGTGCAGGAAAACTATTCTCTCCTACATGTGCCATATCAGCGTGGTACTTCATATCACGAGCACCCCACATGTTGTTGGTTTGAAAATAGCTGACAGGAGTAGTATCACGATGTTTAATAGTAGTATCAGTGGGAGTACGTTTGTAATCTTCTTGAGTCCATACACGCCCAAACTTTTCTCCGACAGCATGATACTCTGCGTCAGAGAGATTGGGTCCAAGACCTTTTAATACAAGCAGTCCACGTTCAATCAAAATACGTTGTAGTGTGGCTTTATCCTCAGCAAGAAGCTGATCCAGCGTAACACTGTATTCTGTGCCCCACTCGGGGAAAATGTTTTTACCGTCCATAACCTGCACGGAATGCTTCATTATCACGACGTCGCTGTTCTTCGTAGTAGCGTTGACGAGCACCACGTTCGCATGCACTGCGTTCATTGTGCGTGGGATATCGAGTACAGGTGTCATTGACAATGATCACTTGTTCATGCGTGACAACTGGGGCTTCTCGAACTACTACTGTTCTGGGATGTGCCATTGCATTACCAATAACCATACCAGCAGTTCCTGCTACAATAGCAGTTCCAGTTCGTGTGGCACATCCGCTCAATGCAACCAGTGCCAATACTGCAATTATGAGTTTAGTCTTCATCATACTCCTCCAGTTCAAGATCAATTCGTAAATCACCGTAAATGGTCAATAACTCAGCATTACTTATGTTATTCCAATTTGTGTCCAGTTCCTCGCCTAACTCAGCGGCCAAACGATGACACTCTTTAATAACCATATCACGCATTATCGACGCATCCTTGCAATATCTTCTGCATCTTCTGCTTTAAACACAGGAACAGCATTTGACTTATGAAGTTGTCCAATTCCAATCATTTTATCACCAGTATACATTGGAATTGGTTTTAGTGTAGCATTACCGCCACCACTGTCGCGGCTGGGAATACGAGCTTGTTCTGCACCACGATGAGTTGGCTTGGGGGCAACATACGCTTCAGCCTTCATGGCACGAGTACGCTTTTTATCTTCTGCTTCGACTCCCCAACGCTTTTGTAATTCTCGCCATTCAGCATCTAGTTCGCGGGCCTTGCGAGCCTGCTCTGCACTTGCAAACTTTTTCTTGCCTTTACGTTTACCCATAGTACTGAGCCATGGACCTTCTAAATGCATACTCATTTTGGACCTTACAAAATTAACTATAAGCACAGTATAGCACCTTTTTTAGTGCTTGTCAAGTCCTGATAAAGTACTGATCAACAGGACCATGTGGTCCAGTTTTTACATCTTCTTGCAACAGGATCCATGACGCAGGTTTGTAGTTAGACCTGTATACTTCTGCTTTACCTGAGATTTGCACTGTGGCCCAAGCAGGATCAAAGTCTAATGCTCCAACTACAACACCAATGGTGGTGGTGTTCGGCTGTGATGCAATGTCTATTCTATCCCCAACGATGCAGACGCTACAGTATTCACACGAGTCGGACTCGGGGTTATCGTCTATCCATCTAAACTGTTCTGTGCTCATATGCCTATTTAAGCGGCCAAGAAAAAAGGGTACAACCGAAGTTGTACCCCTAACTTACTTAAAAATTAAGCAGATTTGATCTGACCGATTAGACCAGAAGTGAATACGCTATCGTACTTGACATGCAAAGGAGCAGTAGCGGCTTTGAAAGCTGCCTTGTCTTCTGCGGAGAAGTGAACAACGTTGATACCTTCGTTAACAGCACGAGCTTGTGTCAATGCGATGTCTTCGATACTCTCTTGACGCTCGATACGAGCAGCAGCCAAAGCGGCGTCAGCAAAAACTTGCTGAGTAGCTGTGTCTAAGCTGTTCCACAATGTCTTGTTGATGATCAATGATGTCAAGAACAAGCTGTGCTCGCTGTGAGCAATGCTGGCAGCGTGTTGGGCTTGTTGCATACCATAGATACGTGGGTATGTAGATTCACCAGCGTCAACTGTCTTAGCAGCCAAAGCACCAGCTAGGTCTTCAATAGCCATTTCAACTGGAACAGCACCGATAGCTTCGAATGTGTCCTTAGCAACTGGGCTTGCTGGAACGCGAACACGCATACCACGTAGAGACTCTAAGTTCTCAACTGCTTCTGTTGCTGGGATGATACGGAAACCACCTGAGTATGTAAAGGCCAAGCCCTTAACATTTGACTCTTGGGCTAACTTAGCGAACAACTGCTCACCAATTGCACCGTCTAACACACGCTCTGCGTGGTCGTGGCCTTCAAACAAGAAAGGCAAGTCTAGGACAAACATGTCCTGGCTCAATTGACCCAATGTAGTTGTGTACATTTGGCTCATTTGAACAGCACCGCTCTCCAATAGGTCTAATAGACCAAAACGGTTATCAATGGCTACACCGCCATTGTACTTTGCCGCGTATTCTTGGATACCAAGAATTTCGATTTCGAAAGCACCGTTAGTTTTTTCGCTGACTTCTTTTGAGAATTTTTCAGCGGCACGTAAGAATAGATCATACGGCTCGTGGGCTAGAACCCAAGTTAATTTTGTTGTCATGACAAAAATTTCCTTTATTAGCATTCAGCTAAGTTAATGAGCATTCGGCTCATGTATATTTAGCTTAACCTAGTATAAACCTAGATCTGCGTAGTATTTAGTTGTTTTATTAGTAACGTATAGGTGCCGCTTACTTTATACGGCGCTGAATTTGTTAAGGCTCAGCAGTGAAATTTCGCCGGCAATTTACGTTTGCTAGACGGACGCTTGCCCGGGGGCTAACCGTTACGACAACGGCCCTAAGGTGGGTTTCTTCAGTTCCAAACGACCATTTTGAAACGTTCTTTAACTATACCAAAGTATTTACACTTCCAATCTGATTGTGCAAAGAAATCAAGGTCAAACCATTCACTTTTGCGCTTTAGTAATTGTCGGGCGGCATCGGCCCAGTCAGTGTTCAACAACTTGGGTTCTACCTGTGACTTGACACGCTGTATTTCATCGTGGTCAAAGCTATCCCATTCCCAGTGTAGTAGTTCAAACGCATTACCTGCACGGTCCACATAGTCCATAGAGAAGTCTAGTCCCCATTTTGGACGCATGGCAATTATTTTATGTATTAGGGGCAAGGCATGCGCCCAATGCTGTAGTTGCTTTAATGCGGCACCTGAATAACCTTTGCGTTCAAACAACAAGCTGTGATTTAATACAGGCCCTTCAATGATGTGTTCGGGTTGTGTGAACCAAGGCTTTTTGAGTGCAACAATGTGACTTCGGTGACGTGCAAAGTCTGTGTCATTACTGCTGGCGTAGTGCTGTTCAATGCGAGTTAGATCATAACCGTTTTGATCAAACAATTCAACATCTTCGGCTGCGGGCAAAAATGTTAGCTTTGCAATAGGTTGGCACCAATAACCATTGGAGTCAAATTGACTGGAGCAATGCTTTAGCATTTTATACTTGGCTGTAGGGATTTTTAGGTGTATCGTATCCGTCATCTTCGGGATAGACTGGGTACTGATTGGGATTTGGTTCAGGCTCTTTTAAAGGCTCGTGTAGATCGCTATCATTCATGTGGCTTTTCTCCCGTTAGTGTTGGTCGACTAAACCATAACTTAAACCAAGCGTCGGTGCCTGGTTTCACATTGTGATCTGCTTGATACCGGCCCAAATTGGGCAACTGCGGGTCGGGTGCAGGAACAGGTTGTGCAACTGTAGTATAAACTCCTGCGGCTTTTAAATCAGCAGGATCAACATACGCATCAGGAACCCCAGGATTATTTCCTTCAGGGTTAAACATGCCAGCAGTCACACGATACTGTTTCATAGTGTATCTTCACCACCTTCGGCGTAATCAACTAAATCTTCTACTAAACTGTACAAGGACTTTGCCATACGGTTTTCAGCATAGCCATGTCCGCCTAATGCGGCTTTGATGTGTGCTAATGTATAGTGTTCCATTGAACGATATTCACGTGGAAGTTTTGCACGGATTAGGCCTTCGATTTCACCCAATGTAACATCTAAAGATCTTACAAGAGTTTCTAATTGTCCAGCAAGTTGCTGTGCTTCTTCGCTACTGATATCATCATTGATGTCTTCTGCAACAGGAGTACCTGCTACTGTAGAAGCATTGGCAATACCAGCCAACTGTTGAATACGACTAACGTCATATTGTTCTTCTACGTTAACACTACCCATGCCTTCATTTAATTGTTTGCTCATTTTGCTTTGTTCTCTTTAATTTGTGTTTGGCCGTCTTGTAGTGCAGTAGTAGGGAAAAATGCAGCCAATTGCTTACGCATTGTATCTGTGCCAACATCCACAGTCAAGCTGGCACTATATCGTGGATCACGTGCTTCTTTGCTGTTCTTTGCAATATAGCCCGATGCTTCGGTTAATTCCCTAATCTTCATAAAAAAGCCCTCACTATATTTAGCGAAGGCCCTGATTAACGTTGTTTAAGTTTATGTATGAACCGCTTGCCCATATAGTCCATAACTGCCAAATTTGAATCAGCGGCTTCTGTAAAGTAAGTGGTAATGTCCGGATGATCTAGTTCAATACTGGCCAGAGTCTCCCCATGATCGTTAACCATGTGTATGCCGTATTTGGAGCACAGGTGTCGAATAACCTTGTTGCTACTTAGACAAACCATATTGCCTTTTAGTTGGTTATGAGTACGACACCACTGTATAACACGCCGGAACAGTTGATTACCTAGTCCTTGCCCTTGGTATTCTTTTAATACGCTAAAGGCCAATTCCATTTCATCTTGCAGTGCAATGTGTCCCACTGCTACAAAATCTAGATTGTCGTTTTCTACGCAAAACAAAATGTTCTTGTCTGCATCTGCTTCAAATTGATCGCATAACTGATCAATTATTTCGTCACGTATAGGGTAACCAAAACGCAGATACTTGCTTTCTGCGTCTAATGCTTTTAGGTGTCGGCGATACTTGGGATATTCGCTGATTAGTACTCTGCGAACAGCTGACATGTTATTTGATTATGTTTTTGGCTACTTCAAACTCGCCTGCTCGTGCTGCCGCAACGGCTGCTCTAGTACGACCAATTTCTAGTAAGAAATTGTAAATTGTGTTTAAAACTGATTTCATTTATATCCCTTTAGTCTCGAATACCCTTGTGAGAGTTGTCGTTGTCTATGCTCTAAATCTGAGGCATTTTGTGCTGAGTTTAGATATTGCTCCTCCCACCAGTCCATTGAGGGCTGGTGGAACATGGAGGCAAAGAATTGTTTAATTCTGCCCCACATATATTACTTCTTGCTTGACTTTGCAGTGTATGCGTCAAAACCAGGAACCTTGAATGCTTCTAAGTTCTTGTAAGCTTCGGCAGCTTGTGTTTTGAAAGTTTCTGCTAAACGTGTGTTAACGTCTACTACTGTCTTGGTAAATTCAGTTGAAGCTGTTGTTAGCTGTGCAACCAATTCCTTGGCCAATTTTTGGTTTGATTCGAAAGTTTTTGTGATTTCTGTGAACATGCTTATTTCTCCTTTAATGTTAAGCGAGTTGTTTGATAGCCTCTAATGAGCACTACCACTAGTAGAAACACTATCAGTGTTTTCACTAGTATAACACTATATATGTTGCGGCGCAACATCAATACAACCCGTTTTAACGGTTTTAAAGGAGATTAGTGACAGTTCACTAATTTTGCAAATTCTGCAGAGGCAAGGTTCTTACCTTTGCTTTCACACTGGATATCAAACTGTTCACTGAAGCTGGTGGCCCAGTCGTTCACAGCCGAATTCCAATAAAAGTCACTGTGTGCTCGTAGTTTTTGCTTTTTGTAGCCCTGCGCCAGCAGTGCAGCCATGTCCGGCAACACATCGGTAGCATGACCCACCAACACGTCTTCTCTACTGACACTGTAATGCATGGCAGGACGTACACCGCGCCATGAATCAATTACACGCAAAACTCTATCGTCGGTGGGCTGAATGTACTCTCCAGTACGGATCCAGTGATGGTGTACGTCAAGTACCAAGGCACAATGTTCAGCAAGTTCAAGACTGCTTTCAATTCCCCATGAGTTTTCATCGTTTTCGATTGTGATGCAGTTTCTTGCTTCGGGTGATAGTCGTTGCAAGGCTGCAACAATACCTGTTGGACCTTGCTTACCGGAGATATGTACATTGATCTTAAAGTCCTGGAACGACTTGCCGTACCCCATCCAGCGAGCCAGGTCTGCATGATATTCAAACTCCAAAATACTGCGTTCAACAATGCCAGGATTTTCACTAGCCAACACACAAAACTGTCCAGGATGAAAGCTGAGTCTAACGCCTAAACGGCGTGCGGCCTCACCTACAGGAGCAAAGATTCGCTCGCAATGTGCTTGCACATCGGCCTGTTGCCAAAAAGGAATCCAGTCTTCGTGAGTGTAGCCTTGTAGCATTTCACTACCCAGGCGAACCATGCGTCGATTCTCGGGCAAACTGGCCACACGTTCAACCAACAGCAGGGCCGCACGAGCATTGTGGTTCATGATATCCCACTGACGCTGTTCAGCTTCGCTTTTGTGTTCGCGCAACCAGCGCATGGTGGTACTGCGACCATTCAGCTCTCGATCCACGGCTGAGGGTTTTAAACCAGCAACTTCTGAAGGATTATTGATCCACTTGCAACAAAAACCTACTCGACCCATAATGGCTCCTACCAATGCCGGATCACTCCAGCGACAATGAAACAGTTAGTAATGATGTATGTTAACACAATTACTGCCCGAATGCAAGCGATTTGATCAGCTTCTTCGTCCGTTTTGCCAGATTTTTCGCCCAGGGCCTTGGCCACAAGTCTCCAGAATTTTCTCATTGAGGATCAAGATCTAATAAACGTTTAATGTAGTCTTGTGTAAATTCGTTTCTAAGTTGATCGTCAGTCTTGCCACCATTATGGTAGCGATCAAACTTATTAACAAGAACACGAGATTTGGCTTCTTCATCGGACATGCCCAGATTTAACCATCCTGCATAGGACAACCATCCGTCCATTTCTTTTGCCATAATTTGATCATACATTTCAGCGTGTAGATCAAATGCTTGTTTTTGAGAAAAACCCATGTTATTCACCCAGGCAAACGGAAACTGTTTGTTAGGAAATGTGTATCCATATTTTTCGGGATACTTTTCAAAATTGCTGGTCCATACATTATCTAGTCCCTTAAACAGATGCATTGCCAACAAGTGTATTTTTGCATTGTCTAATGGAAAGTCTTTTGAAGCTACTTCGTTGATCCAGGACCTGGCCGTCTCTTTTGTTTCATACGGAAGCCCAATAATAAACTGGGAATCAATAATAGAACCCTTGGGCATCTTTGCATTGATGTGATGCAAAGTCTCTACAATTTTATCTCTGTTGATGCCTTTGCCAATGCTTTTGTTCGCTTCATAGTTGAGAGTTTCAATACCAAAACTTAAACCACCTGCACCACTGGCTGCTATCAAGTCAACAGTATGCGGATGTGCCGCCATTAAGTCTAGTCGCATAAATGCATTGAAGTTTAACTTGAAAGACAGCTTTGAGAATACTTGATTGTAAAGTATTTCTAACTTTTCATTGCTGTCATTGAATGTATCATCCAAGAACCAGTAATGTGTAGTTTTGTATTTTGAATAGTTTTCTTCTAGCTGATCTAGAATGATGGCTGGATCTTTTAGATAGTCCATCTTTTTTCTGCCGTTTAACGGATATGAACAAAAGTTGCAGTTGAAAATACAGCCACGAGCAATTTCCATTGGCAATGCTTCACCTTGCATTACCATGTCGTTTTCGTGCCAGGAAAATTTATCATGGTTATAGTCAAACCTTGATGCTTTATGATCGTGCGTCAAGCTGATACTACCGTCAGTGTTTTTAACGTACTGTAAGAATGGATTCTTACCTTGCAAATACTTGGTATACTCAACAGCAGTGGTGTCAGCAAAGCCTTCGATAAAGCAATCAATAAAGCCAGGACGTTTGCCTAGACGGCCAATTGGGGCTCGTGCGCCACCTAATACAAATTGACACTTGGGGCTTTTTGCCCTAACAGTAGCTTTGATGTCTTGAATTTCCTCGTCATCAAAGATATAAGTGTTTGTCAAAATATCGTCAATGCTTTTGTAAACAGTACCAGCATTGTTTGCTGAATTTAAACTCTTGGATTTGTCCTTGTTTGGATTGTTTAAGCGTCTGAACCAATTGGAACTAAACCCAATCCAAAGAGTATCACTGGTAGTAAAGTGCGACAACAGTTTTTTAATAACTTCAGTGCCATTCTTGGCAATGTGAGGCCAATTGTCAATGACCTGCACTGTGTATCCTTGTTTGCGAAGGACGTTAGCGATTTGAAATGCGCCTACTGGACGCATTGGAGATACAACTGAGGTACCTGCACATATGATGATTTGAGCCATGCATATATTTAGTAGTGCCACGAAGCAGGGACGAAACAGAAATAGTCAAACAGCAAAAGTCAAACATACGAAATCAAATATGGGCCTTTTGCTCGGGTATCACATCAAACATCAAGGTATTCTTTGATGCCCGAGCAAGACAATGTTGGATTTAGTTTTCAAGACTAAGCCAGTAGTGTTTCATCGATAATCGATGATGTATTTCTGCTCCCTACCCTGGACTAAGTGTGGCAGCTTAGTCTAGCCCGAGCTCAGTTAGCACAAGTGCTACCTGTTCAGGTACTTCAAACTCTGTACGAACGTTGATGGAGACCATCTCGTCCTTGATCTTGCGTCGACGACGTCGAATTGTTTCCAATTCTTTTTTGGCTTCGGCAATAGATGCCGCGGGCACAACATTCACGTCAATTGTGTATTCACGACCGTAAATGCTTGAACGCTCAGACCCGGGAGTCTTGCGGCTTTCAATCTCAGCGGCCAGTGCTTCTGCGTTTTGGCGCACACCTGCTTCGCTGTAGGCCTTCAATCGACCTTCTACACTGGCCAACATGGCTTCTTCTGCCAAGTAGTCAGCAATGCCAACTTCGGCATTCTTACGGGCCACAATGGCTCGCAGGAATCGGTTCGCACTCATGAGTCGCCCTGCATGAGAGTGATTCTCTTGAACCTTTTTCAACTGCTCGTCTAATACAGCAGTGACGTTTGTTTCAAACAAGCTGACCTTGATTGAAGTGCTTTCTGTGCCCAGACGCTTGATCTCGTCTGTGATTGTTTGTTGGACCACACTGGCCTTGCGTAAATTAATCTTCATATGCTTCCTTTGTTAGTTGCTTTAGCGTATGTGACTATTATAGCACTGTTATTCGTCGTCGTCAATGATTTTTAACTGTTTTGGCAAAGTAAAACGTCCAAAACTTTCTAGGACCAACATGCCAGTGGGATCATTGGCCCGAACCTGGCCCGCCAACTCAATCACTTCGCCTACTATGATATGCTTAACTTCGGCAAAGAGCCATCGGGTAATACGTGCAGGTCGAATGAACCTGTTGTTTAACTCCATGGTGTAGGCAGCACGGCCACCACTCAAGTCCCACACATGGGCACTCATACAGTAGTCCATGTATGTCATCAATGCTCCACCGTGAGTGGTACCTTGTGTGTTACGATGGTGTGGATTATTGACCCAGGCAAACGAGCTAACTGAATGGTCGGGACTAAACCGGTACCAGGTTGCCATGGTTTTGGTCACAAAGTCTTGCCAATCAGTGCTCCGCCGTGTGTAGCCCAACAGGCGCAATGATGCAGGTGTGTATTTCATTATCCCTTTAGGATATTGCGAAAGTAGGTGATGGCAGCTTCTTCAACTTGTTCAGGAGTTGCATCATCGGCAACATCAAGATTCAAATCAGAATGACTGGCTTCTAATTCCCATTGCAATGCTTCTGTCCACGCATTAGAAATTTCGTAGCTGATGATATCACCGTCGGCCATTTCAATGTCTCGTACAAGTTGAAACAAGTAGCAAATTGTATCGTCTGGACCCAGGTGTTCAAATACTTCATCTGACGCAACCAAGTCACCAATTTCCTCATCGACGATTTCAGTCATGTCTTCAAATTCATCGTCTGTTAATTCTCGTTCTACACAGAAGCGAATAAAGTGTTTTGGTTCTTGTGTTTCCATTATAATTCCTTAGTTAAAGTCAAATCCCATGTGTCGCAATGCAGGGCCAACTGCGTCTTTGCTGTGGCTTGGCGACATTCTTTCGATTACACGATTTTCAAAGGTACCACGATTATGCTCGCCCTTTATCATATGTACCTTATTGTATTTTTCCAGCTCGTCGATACTTTGCATTTTTGTATAAGAGCCACGATGCAAGACTATTTCACTTGGTAGTCTGGGTTTAACAACTGCGCCAGAGGGTTCGGCGTATCCGTGTACAGTACCAAAAATGGGAAAGGTATATTTGGGCAAGTTAAATTCGGCTTCTAAAAATTCTATTGGCAATTGTCTTATTGCTCCACAGTATGTACCTGCGATACCCATGGACTCTGCAGCCATAAAAAAGGTCTGTGCGGCAATAGACGCATCAATTACAGCTTTCAAATGATACTCTGCCAGAGTAGTTTGATTGCGAGCACGATCATCTACATTGGCACTTTCTAATATGACTTCGAGCCTTGACAAGTCTGCTAACCAAATCAGTACCACGGCAGCAGAGTTGATTGCAGTAAAATTTAAACTGTCTCGACCACCAATGATAGTGGTATTGCTTGGGATACGGCCAGTGTCTGTAAATAATCTGGACTTTTCTTTGGGAGTGGTCAATGCAATGACACTCCAAGTTTGTAGCATACCACTGGTTGGAGCACTTTGTGCTGCCGCAATTAGCAGTTCAAGCAGGCCCGGCTCCAAGGGACGATTGTTAAACTTTCTAATAGATTCTCGTTGCAGTAACGTGTTTACAAAGTCATTGGGCAGTGCCTGTGGATTGGGCACTGGTGAACCATATCGTTTCTGGTAAGGAGTCATTCTGCATACTCAGCTGGTTATGCCGCCGCGACTTGGGTTAGTAAATGGTGTGTACAGATAATTATTTGCACCACCCTGTAGGCTGTACAAGTTGGTCCAGCTTAGTGTGCCTTCTGCTAACTTGTTTTTGTTACTACTCTCGGCAATAAACTTCTTGATGTCATTTACTTTAGCTGTGGGGCGAGCCTGTAGCAAACATGCAATGTATCCTGTGACCTGCGGTGTGGCTTGGCTTGTACCTGAAATCTTATTAAGATAATAACCTGCTTTGCGTGGATCTGCTACTGCATAAGTTTGATAAGGCTTGTTTGCATACACACCCATGATCATAGTACCTGGCGCATACACATCTACACGCGGCCCTGTTTCACTAAAATAGGCTTTTCGCTCCACTGGTGGATTTGTTAAGATAGTATCTGTTGCACCTACAGTGATCATACAAGGTGTAGCTGTTGGGCTCGAGCCACGATGATAGAAAGTTTGACCCCACCAACCAGACCAGTAGTTGTTGTAGTCAATGCCACCAGGTACATCAATTTTGTGACTGTAGTTTCCAGCGGCACCTGTTAAGATAACACCAGCCGCACCACAGTTTTCAACAGCAGTATCAACGTAGTAAACTCTAGCACCATGCACAGACGACATTTGACCGAACGCGGTATTACGATAGCTGGTTGAATATGTTTGTCCTCGATAGGTAGTTGAACTCATACCTGAGTAGTTGGAATAGTAGCCCCATGAGTTAGAGCATACTGTAGGGCGAGTGTTGCCCTCTGCTACTTTCTTCAAGTGAAATGCACGTACCAAGTCAAATGCAATGTCTGAGCTAATTGCACTTAGATACTGACCAGTGCGAATACTGCTACCAGCAAAAATTCTAATGCTATAAATGGCTGCACCTGGTGCCCACCCGCATGTGTTACCTGCCGCAATACTGGCACAGTTTGAACCGTGTCCATCTGAATCGCCAAGATAGCCGCCTATACTGGCACTGGCCGGACAACCAGATACTCCTAAACTGGCCCAATTAAAATCAACCACACGACTGCCACCTGAGCCGTCTGCATTAACTGCAAACTCAGGGTGATCGGGTTCAACACCAGAATCAATCATGATGATATCAACACCTGATCCATCTAAGTTGTAGTTGAAGTTGCCAACAATACTGGTCTGAGTTCCATATGGATCATCACGGTTGGTGCAACGCATCAATGCCCAGTTTTTCATAGACGCTGTAGTAGAATATGGATTACGATCATAGTTGCCGGCTCGTTGTCCGTAGAATCGTTTTTCAACACCAGGTTGTTGATCAGCTTGCAACTCTACTGCGGCGATACGCGAGTCTTGGCGTAGTTGTTCTGCTTCTTCGGCGGTCAAATCAAAGTGTGCAGAGTAGTCATTGAATGGTCGTTCGTTTAGAACAGGCACTGCACGATCAGGAATAAAGTTATCGCCCAAGCCATCAACTGTTAATTCATCCCACAGCAAGTCCCATACCAATGGGTCGTGTACTGATACAATATATTCCATGCGTTATTCCTTATAGTGCCGCAATGCGGGCTTTGAAGTCAGCAAAGTCAGTGGATGCTGCCACAATAGACTTTAATTGCGTTTTAGTAATTGCAGTACTACCGTTAAATGTTATATCACCGGCAGCGGTAAAGTTTAAGTCATTGCCGCTTGTGATAGTAACAGCACCTGTGCCAGTAAAGGCTACGTTTTGTACATTTAAGTTGGTTGCTGTTACTGATGTGAATGTTGGGGCTGTTGGGTAACTCCCACCACCTTGTTCAAGCAGCCCATCGGTATCAGACAATTGATTAATATCCGTTGGGATGGTTGGCTTGTCAGTCAAGTCGTTGTAAGATGTTACAAACGACGTTGGAATCAGTGGAATTACCACATCTAACACACGCTGTTCAGTGAAGTATAAGTTGCTGCCTTCTGTAATATGGTATGTGTTCTTGGAGGCCAATGCGTTATCAAAGCGTTCTTGCGTCCAATATAAGTTACTGCCTTCTTGGACATGATAAGTGTTAATGGTTGCTAGCTGATTCCAGAACTCAAATCCAAAGTTGCTGGTTGGTAGCTTTTCATTGATCAATGCAGTGATGTTTGCACCAAAGTTGGCATCGTCATTTAAGGCAGCAGCCAATTCACGTAACGTGTCCAATGTGCCCGGAGCAGAATCAACCACTGCATCAACGTATGATCGTGTGGCCAAGTTTGTTAGCGTAGCAAGACTGTCAATCAGTGCCGCTCCATCAATTTTTACAGTTTCTTCATTTTGTACAATTACAAATTGATCTGCGGTACCAAAGCTAGAGGTTGGTTCTAGCTCGGAAATTTTAACGTATTCGTGTGCCATTATTCAGCTACCCTTGTTAATGTTATGTAAATTGTAAAGTTTCCTGTGCCTGTACAATTTACGCTTAGTGTTGTTCCGTTGGATGTTATTTTAACATCAGCAACAATATCTTCTTGGAACACATCCTCAATGCGAGTAACTGTTGTTCCATTTATAGTTCCGCGAAGTTGTTTTGCGACAATGCCACCTGCGTTTTTAGCCAATACTTTGGCATCATAAAATTCTACGCCGCTGATATCAATGCTATTGTTACTTCTATCTGTTGCAATACCTGCGCCTGTGCGACTTAATACAAATTGACGAACCTCATTGCCTGTACCTTGACCCAATGCAAAATCACTTGATGTGGTACCTGCGGTGTTATTAAACGTTTTCATATGTAAGATACCTCTACTTTAACTGTTCCACCAAGTTGTTGTCCTGTTGCCAAATCTACTACAACATCAGAACGCTCTGTTGTGATCAAACTGCTTTCCACTGAGTATGTACCAATCTCATTACCACCGTGTGCGCTGTAGCTCCAAATCACATTGTTGCCAACACGAATGCTAAAGTCGCCTGTGCTGGTAATATCATCAAGCACAGTTACTGAAACATTTAGTATTCGTCGATCTTCGCTGACTGTACCAATAGTTGTAGTAGTACCCAGCAAGTCAATTACTTGCTTGATTGTTCTAGCATCAACTGCAACGCTTCGTTCGCCACCAATCTTGATCCAGTCTGTACCATTGAATAAGAACAGTGCCCATTCGCCATTGCCGTCATCTAATACGTGTGCTTGGTCACCTACCAATGCATATAGTGCTTCGCGGCCGCCCAATGTAGGAACCACAGTGGTCGTACTTGAACGCAAACCTTGTTCGATGTTTAGGCCTAATGCATAGCGACCAGTTTGACCACTCATTACACCTACATCACTTAGGAACGAACCTTGGATGTCACGAATAGTAATTGGGCCGCCATCTTGTCGCTCTAGTCTTAACGTGTGTGTAGTTCCACTTGCCACAGTTAGCAATGGCAAACTTGACAACGAGTTGGGACCAGCAAAGTTATTGCCATTGGCATCTGGGGTAACGTTAACAATTCTAATGTCAGTGCCAGCAGTATTTGTCAATCTTAAATTACTGTCCACCACGCTTGCAACAATATCAGGTATTGCGGCTTTGTTTATATCTGTTGCCATGTCAACAACGTTGGCAATTGCGGGATCACCATAGGCCACGCTGCCACTGGTTGTTGTGGTAAATGTCACAAGAGTACCATTGATGGTTGCACTAAACGGACTGTAACCAGCAACAATACCATACGCACTGCCAACAGATGCAACGTTTGAATCAACCACTGTGGCAGCACCTACTTTAATGGCTGTAATACGATGTTGTTCCGTATTGGCATTAAAAATACTGATTGCATGATCTAAATCGTATGTACCTGTGCCAGCACCCAATGTCATTTGCACACGATTGAATTCAACGATGTCGCCATCTGTGCCTGTTGGGTCAACGGCAGTACCTGTAGTTACACTGGTAATAGCGGCAGCAACTTTCATATAGATAGGACGTCGACTTGCATCGTTGGTTGTTAAATCACCTGAGCCGTCCATTGATGGATAAATGTAATCACCCACAATACCTGGCAAGTTGGGAACAAAGTCAATGACGCCGTTGGCTGGACGCAGAATAAATTGATCAGGTCCTGGCCCTGGATGTACCACAGTAC